TTAGTTATCTGACAGATATGATGAGATGGTAGCAGAATCGACACCATGTCCACTTGTCATAATAACTTTAAGACTCTTTATTAGTTCATTCTTGAAGCTATCCGATTGCACAGGATTTTTCTCGACCCAATATCGATATGGGTTATCTTTAACTCGCCCTTTTACTTGGGCCTGAAATTGAGTCGTATGTGCAAAATCTTTAAACAGTTTTCTAACTATCCCGCCATGGTTTTTGTTAACTTTTTTATAATTATCTATAAGGATTTTTAAATCAATCGGAGCGTTACCAATCTTTAGCGTTGCAATTATGTCTTTAGCTGTTTTCATAAAAACAGCTTTTGTAAATTTATTTTTATTTTCCCAATATGCATCATCAGGTGGTAAATTATATAAAAACTCAAAAATCATTTGGTCTGGAGGTAAGGTGCTTGGAAGCAAACATAAGTTTTTTTCTTTTTTGGCTTTTTTTGCATTAGCACTATTGTCGTGAACAACATCACCGTCTAAGACGATCAAGCTTTTAGCTGTAAATTCTGGTATTTTTCTTGCCATTAAGTCAAGCATGGCAGAGCAGCTAATATTTATATTCCCTAATGGATTTAATATTTTATTTATTTTACGATCTGTTATCAATTGTTTGAAAAAGTCGAAACCTTCTTTGTCTTCAAAATATACATTTGCCTTTGGAAGACAAATGTCATCATTAATTTTTACAGTTTCAACATGTAAATCAGCGTGGATATCTGTCCATGAAAGATTATTCTTTGTTTTAATATCTCCATATGTGTCTGTAAGATATATTGTTTTAAAGCTATCACTATCTTGTTTTGAACGATTATAGATATCCTCTATTATTAATGGAGAGTGCGAGGTCATGATTATTTGCAGATCGTATTGTTTTGCTGCTTTAGTTAGAATATTAATTAGCTCTAACTGTGCAGCAGGGAAAAGACCTGCATCGGCTTCATCAATTAACAATATTCCGCCATGATAATCAGAATAAGTTTCCTTCAATCTTTTAAATGAAAAAATTGCTTGGATTAATTGTCCAACATTATCTTCACCAACAGATACTGATTGGTGATCATAATTGTCACCATGGACAACCATTGAATCGATAGTACCTTTTGTTGCTGTTACTGAGCTTCCATTGTTTTTTAGTAAGAGTTGGTTACTCATCATTCTGATTTCATCAGAATTTTCATTGATGTACTGAACATCCCGTGTTGAGTAATCAGTCCTTAATGTAATAGGAAGAAGTCGTGCTAAGCTTAAAAAAATAACAGGATGAGTAACGTTTCTACTTTGGTTTTTTTCCGGTATTGAATCATTTCCCCTGACTACAGGCCTTGATTTATCTCTGTCACTGTAGCTGTATAAACCTAATGTTAGTTTTTCAAGATGTTTGTTCGATGCACCATCATAGACACTAATTTTGACGTCCATTGAACCAGGAACATCAAATTGTTCTGAAAGCCTAAAATGTTCGCTGAAAGCTGACTTGAAGCTGCCATTTGTTAATGTTTTATATTGTGTTAAATCAGTCTCAGGGTTTTTGGTAAAGTCCTTTGTAAAGCTAAATATTTGGGCGATAATGCCAAGAATTGTGGATTTAGATGTGCCATTTTTACCACAAATAACAGTTAGGCGAGAACCAAACTCGATGTTTATATTTTTCAGTCCGCGAAACTTCACAACATTTATATTTTTTAGTTTGGTAATTTGATTTGCCATGTTTCTATCTTGCTCCGTAAAATGGCCACAAATTGTGGCCAATAGTTTCATGCTTGGATTATATTGTTATCTTCTTCAAGCTTGTTTGTCCATCATATTCCTTCAGATATGAGCCATAGTGCCTGAAAAGCATCTCAGGCCCTTTATGCCCCATTTGAGCTGCAAGCCAAAACAGGTTTGCTCCCCGGCTGATATGTCTGGTGGCGAATGTATGCCTGGTTTGATATGGGTTTCTGTAACGAATACCTGCTTTTCGCAATGTTGGCACCCATGCTTTTTTCCTAATTGCATCAGCACTTGCCCAGGGTTTATTGGTCTTTGGATCTTCAAAGACAGTAGCATCCTTCATGAATGTAAATGGCTTCTGGTTTATCAACGCCAACATTGCTTCTTCAGTCAGTTCAACTTTACGGGTACCGGCTTTTGTCTTTGTTCCTTTGATAACTCCGACAACACTTGCGCTCTGAACATGGGCTGTTTTTCCAACAAAGTCGATATCATGCCATCGTAGGGCACATAATTCAGAACTACGCAGGCCTGTATGTATGGCGAACCGGAACAGATTTTCCCATTGTTTGTTTCCGGCTGCTGCTAGTAATGCATCAACTTCTGCTGGTGATAGCGGATCAACCACATAGCTGCTTTCTGCTTCTGACTTATCACTTTGGTAGCGCGAAGCAGTTACCAACGATACGGGGTTAATTTGAAGTACCCCATCGGTTACGGCTTCATCAAGTGCTGACCGCAGGAAAGATAACTGGTTGCGAATTGTTTTTAAGGTCGTTTTCTGGCTTTGAATCCACGCTTTCAGGATTGCTGGTGTTAATTCACTTGCAGGGCAAATGTGGAGTGAGGCTAACGCACTACGGCATTTTTTATAACCACCAATCGTAGATGGTGAAAGTTTTCTCGTTTCGCAGATTTCAAGGTATTCGTCCAGGTACATTTTTACCGTTTTGCCTGCAGCAGCATTACCAAAAATTTTCAAACGAGCAGAACGGGGAAAATATTCCGCATAAATGAATGTTCCCCTTTCGATCTTATTATGAATTTCGCCGAGTGTGCGCTCGGCGTATTTAATGTTCTTTGGTGTTACTTCCAGATTGGAAAGAGGCTCACGACATTTAACGCCTTTGTAGGTGAAAGTTATATTGATCGTTTCGCCCTGGCGGTGTTTCCTGATTGTTACGCCGCGCGGTAGTTTGAGCAGTTTTGTCTGGCCCATTTTGCAACCTCACTAAGATCAATCCACCTCTCCTTAACGCCTTCAACCTTTAAAACCTGAACACCTTCACGCCAAACACCGCGCTGTACACGTTTGTTTATTGCTTCAGGAGTTTCGCCAGTTTCTTTGCAATAAGTTGAGATAGGAACACAATCGAGGTTCAGCATATGTTTCTCCACTTAGCCCGCTGCACATGGGCAGTAATATTAAATTCCAGTCCTGATAATTAATTTTGTTCTCTGGTTGCTACTTGTTTTATTGGCCTGATGCTGTCCAGGAGCAGACGGCGGCGCATGTTTGGCGCGCCCCAACGGTAACCAGTCTTTTTGTCGTAGGATTCACAACGTCCGACAACCCAGGAGGTTTCAGTGGAATGTAATTTCATCCGCTTTTCACCGTCTCGGGTGATAACAATTCCTGTATGAGTTTTTATCACGCTCATTTTTTATTCTCCGGTGCTTTCGGCATTACTGCCCAGTGGGTAATATTGACCTTTTCAAGGTCCCCGACCTGAAATGTCCACTGCCATTCTCCGGTTTCTTTTTGCCCCCATGTGTACCAGAGAGAACGCCAGCCAATCAGCCAGCCTTCTCCACTAGCATCAAATAACAGAACACTTTCATTTGCTGGTGGCAGTTCAGCTGACACTGGTATTATTTTGTTTTCCAGTGCCGCACATTTAGCTTCAAGCGCGTTGAATTTACGAACTAGGTACTCAGCATTTGTTTCGTTCACTTTCAGATCTCGCGGTACACATTTCCCGCGAAGAAACCCTTCCATTTCGAAAACATTCATGCGCATTTGCGTAACTCCGATAACTCGTTAAAACGTTCCATAAACATCCCGTAGGCCTGGCCCGGTGCCAGTGGAATCACGTTGAACATCTCTGTTGCCGGGATGCCTTCCAGTACAGGCCAGAAAGAGCCATCATCAAGCCCGAGATCGCGGCGTTCGGTTGCCAGCATGATGAGATCGGCATATTTCACAGGCGTGCTCATAACCGGGGGTAACCCGTATTTCTCACGGATTACGGCGTCTATTTTTTCTTCCATCCGTTTATAGTCAGGAAGAAGGCGTTTCAGTGGAGCCGGGATGTCCTGGCAATACGCTTCTGTTGCATCATGCATTAACGCTTCAAAAGCAAATTCCTGCGGTACCAGCTGGCTGCAAAGCACCGCATGTTGGGCGACGCTGTAGAAGTGTGAAAGATGTCCTGCAAAGCGACAGATATTTGAAAGGGAAACCGCGATATCGTTAATAACGATGTCGTCTTTATTTATCCTGTCATAATAAAAATGCTTCCCGGAAAAAGTTTTAATAAATGACATTTTGTTCTCCACGTATATGCGCTGCACCGCGCTGAATTCGGGTAAAAGGAAGCCCTCACCGTCCGGCGATTATTGAGTCAATTACATTTCCATAAATGCCCCCGTAGGGGGGGTTAGTTTCTCCACAAAACAGAGAAGAACACCTGTGGTGGCAGCCGCCCGGATGGATTGGGTTATGAGCCCGTCGTCCGATGATGCTCTTCTCTGTTTTGTAAAAAGGACGGTACCAGCCGGAAGCAAGGGTACAAGCTGGTACCGCCAAGACAACACACAGCATAAAGTTGTGGTGCCGGGTGCCTCCCGGTGCCTGGCGAAGGTTGTACACCAGACGGGTGGGTATCCACAGAAGGTCGACTGTCAGCCTCAACCTTAACCCGCGTGCGCTGAGCCGCATTCACCACAACGCTAAGGATTCTCTCTGGTTGAAAATACTTAGCTGTTATGTGCCTGCTTTTAGCCACATCAGGCGAGGTGGACCTGGTTATTCCCCAACAACAAGGATTCGGTATAATCTGGATATCCCAACAACAGGTAGGAAGGAAATATGTACGTAGATAGCAATGAAAAATTTCATGTTCCGGTAAATCAGAGACCAGCACCGATCCCTGAGCCGAAACCTGAAATGTAAGGGAATAGAGATGACTCGAGACGATCTAGCATTCGATATTCATTATTCTTTCTTTCTTGAGAAAATGAATTACACCCTTTTAAATCGGATAGACAAGAGCATAACTCTTGTTCTCATTGTCTTGGGCTTTTCTGTTTTTGCGCCATATAGCAATATGTTTATTTTTGGCGCATCTGTAGCTATTTTGTCGGTGCTTCAATTGGTATACCAATTTGGGCAGGAAGCTGGCTTATCAAAGGAACAGATGCGACAGTATAAAAGGTTGATTGTTGAGTTTTCCTCCCTTTCTGATGACGAACTACGCACTCGGTTTTTAAAGGTTCAAGACGCTGATAGTAATCCATGGAGATCTTTACAAGATGCTGCGTTCAAACGGACCTGTATTGCGCTGGGACGTGTTGATGAGTCAGAAATATCATTCATGCATAGCGTTATCGCATGGTTTGCTGGAGATTTGCCTCGGTCAAAAAGGTGTAATAATGACAAATAGAATTCCCATAATCCCTAACCATGTACCTCCAAAGCCCAGACCACCATCACCAAAGTCACACAGGCTTTATGAGTATGAATTAATAATGGATTCTATATTGAGATGACCAAATGAATGCATTTATATATACATGGAAAGAGGATCATATACCCTTAAAACCTCGTCCTTCACCGCCAGAACCGAAGCCAAAATCCCGTTAAGTGTTGGGGATCTCCAGATTGTTAAAGAGCGAAGCGTCCTATAGGGCGCTTTTTTGTTGCTAACGAATCATCCTGGACTTCATATGCCCCAGGCGGCTACTTCGTGGGCGTCCTGCCTGTTCGTTGTTTCGCTTGGGTACATTATGTATCTCAAAGGTACATTGTCAAGTATAAAAAAACCTGCCGAAGCAGGTTCATAAACATTGATTAGGCTTTGATTTTGTATCTTCTTGGTTTTCCTGAGAAAATCACTGTACCAATTATAGAGCAATTACCGTTGATCTTAATGTAAGGCTCAGGCCAGTTTGGGTTTAACGCTTTGAGATAACGCTGTGTCCCATCTTCTATCAACCTTTTGAAGGTAGTTTCACCTGTATCGTGCATCAATGCAATAACGTCGTCACCGTGGCAGGCAGGTACTTCAGGATCGACAAAAATCATGTCTCCCGGGCGGTACTCATCAATCATTGAATCACCTATCACCCGCAAGATATAAGTCATTTCCCCACAGGGTACAGGGCAGGGATACGTTTCTGCTGTGCTCAAATCAACCTCAGAATATCCAACTTCTTTCCATGCTCCGGCCTGTACCCATGATATGACAGGGACTAATGTGATTTGTTTATTAGTGATTGAAACATCAGGTTTTTTTGTGATGTTCGTTGTCTGGTGTTCTTGATCGAGCCATCCGACAGGCAGGTCGAAACATTTTTCGATGTGTCGTGCCATGCTGTCACCGATATTTTTAGTAGCACCATCTCCCATAAACCTGCTGGTCTGGGTTGGCTCGCGATCAATCATAGTGGCAAAGGAAGAATTCCCGCCAACACCATCTCTCAGTTTTCTGGCGTTAGACCGCCGGATGTCATGGATTGTTTTCATAACGAAATTAAAACCCTTGTACCGTTAAGGTACAAGTATCTTGAAGGTTCATTTCAATCATGTAATATGTACACCGGAGGTACATATTGTATGAAAGCGTATTGGGACTCTTTAACCAAAGAACAGCAGGGCGAGTTGGCCGGAAAAGTTGGCTCAACACCTGGCTACTTACGGCTGGTTTTCAATGGCTATAAAAAAGCCAGTTTTGTGCTGGCTAAAAAACTTGAGCAATGCACGTCAGGTGCAATTACGAAATCTGACTTAAGACCGGATATCTATCCGAAAGATTAGCAGAACACTTTCAATTTTTAACCACAGAACGATGAGGCTAATCGTGGGTAAGCATCACTGGAAAATAGAAAAACAGCCTGAGTGGTACGTGAAAGCTGTCAGAAAAACTATCGCGGCGTTGCCGGGTGGTTACGCTGAAGCGGCTGACTGGCTCGATGTAACAGAAAACGCTTTATTCAACCGCCTTCGTGCAGATGGCGATCAGATTTTCCCGCTGGGATGGGCAATGGTTTTACAGCGTGCTGGTGGCACTCACTTCATTGCTGATGCTGTGGCGCAGTCTGCAAATGGCGTCTTTGTGTCTCTTCCTGACGTCGAGGATGTGGACAACGCCGATATTAACCAGCGTCTGCTGGAAGTCATTGAACAGATCGGCAGTTATTCAAAACAGATTCGTTCAGCAATCGAAGACGGTGTAGTGGAACCGCATGAGAAGACAGCAATTAACGACGAGCTGTATCTCTCAATTTCGAAGCTGCAGGAGCATGCAGCACTTGTCTACAAAATTTTTTGCATTTCAGAAAGTAATGACGCCCGCGAGTGTGCAGCTCCGGGCGTCGTGGCGTCGATTGCTTCTGGTTGTGGAGAAACTAACGCATGAACAGTTTAACAACACACTACCGTCGCTCGCAACTGATTGCGCTTCCTGTACCGGGTGGAAAAGCGAAGGTGGAATATTGCTATGCAGTGAATGTACCAGGTGACAGGGAAATTGTAACCCACAGCTTTGCAGAGTGGGCTGTGGGTGATTTCAACCGGCAGAAGGAGACAGTCCTTTGCGACAAGTTAACCGCTGGTTCAAAGATCACTACGGAGTGCCCGTCAGAGTCATTCGTTGGGAGCCGGAAACACAACGGGTTATTTACCTCCGCGAAGGTTATGAGCATGAATGCTTCAGTCCGCTCGAACAGTTTCGTCGTAAATTCAGGGAAATAGAGGTCGGTCATGAGCACTAAATTAACCGGCTATGTATGGGATGGTTGCGCTGCATCAGGCATGAAGTTATCCAGCGTGGCAATTATGGCCCGCCTGGCTGATTTCAGTAATGACGAAGGTGTGTGCTGGCCATCAATTGAAACCATTGCCCGTCAGATTGGCGCGGGGATGAGTACCGTCAGAACGGCTATCGCACGGCTGGAAGCAGAAGGCTGGTTAACGCGTAAGGCGCGTCGCCAGGGTAACCGCAATGCGTCGAATGTTTATCAGCTTAACGTTGCGAAGCTTCAGGCAGCGGCATTTTCTCAACTGTCAGATTCTGACCCGTCAAAATTTGATGCGTCGAAATCTGGCAAAAAAGCGGGTTTTCACCCGTCAGAATCTGGCGGGGATCCGTCAGTAAAATCAAAACATGATCCGTCAGATAAAAAACCTTCTCGTCCGGACGCTTCGCAACCGGACACGCAGACGGCTGAACAGGATTTTTTAACTCGCCATCCTGATGCGGTTGTATTCAGCCCTAAAAAGCGCCAGTGGGGAACGCAGGATGATTTGACCTGCGCACAGTGGCTCTGGAAAAAAATCATCGCCCTGTACGAGCAGGCCGCCGAATGTGACGGCGAGGTGGTTCGTCCCAAAGAACCTAACTGGACAGCCTGGGCAAACGAAATTCGCCTGATGTGTGTGCAGGATGGTCGTACTCACAAACAAATCTGCGAGATGTACAGCCGCGTCAGCCGCGATCCGTTCTGGTGCCGTAACGTGCTCAGCCCGTCGAAGTTGCGGGAAAAATGGGATGAGCTTTCCCTGCGCTTATCGCCGTCCGTCAGCACGCACACAGAAAAACGTGAAGACCCGTACTTCAAAGCCAGTTACGACAACGTGGACTACAGCCAGATCCCGGCAGGATTCAGGGGGTGATCATGAGTCTGTTAAATGACGTTCAGAAATTCATTGAAGCCCATCCGGGGTGTACTTCCGGAGACATTGCGGATGCTTTTGCTGGTTACTCACGGCAGCGCGTTCTGCAGTCAGCAAGCAAGTTACGTCAGAGTGGGCGTGTGGCTCACCGTTGTGAAGGAGATACACGCAGACATTTCCCGCGCCTGACTGAGAGAGCGCAGGAACCGGAACCACAACCAGTTCGTGAAACCAGACCTGTGCGCAATTTCTATGTTGGCACTAACGACCCGCGGGTGATTTTGTGCCTGGCCCGCCAGGCGGAACAACTGGAGTCCAGGGGCTTATTTCGTCGTGCTGCAACCGTGTGGATGGCGGCATTCCGTGAAAGCCACTCCCAGCCAGAACGAAACAATTTTCTGGCGCGTCGTGAGCGGTGCTTACGGAAAAGCAGCAAGCGCGCTGCATCGGGTGAAGAGTGGTATCTGTCAGGGAATTACGTGGGGGCTTAATGACGACGTTAACTCAATGCCAGCAGCAGGTGCTGGATATGCTGATTTCTTATCAGAAAGAACGTGGCTTCCCACCAACCAATCAGGAGGTGGCAACCATGCTGGGATACCGTTCGGTGAATGCAGCGGTGGAGCATCTTCGTGCTCTGGAGAAAAAAGGCGTCATCACGATAAAGCGTGGCGTGGCCCGGGGGATAACGCTTCATACCGCGGTGAAGGACGACGACAGCGAGGCGGTCGGGATTATCCGCTCACTGCTTGCCGGTGAGGAAAACGCCAGGCTGCGTGCAGCCCACTGGTTACATGAGAGGGGCCTGAAAGTATGAAGCTTATTCTGCCTTTTCCGCCCAGCGTGAACACGTACTGGCGACACCCCAACAAAGGGGCGTTTGCTGGTAAGAGCCTGATAAGCACGGCGGGGCGAAAATTCCAGAGCGCGGCGTGCGCAGCAATAGTTGAGCAGTTACGTCGTCTGCCGAAACCAACGTCGGCACCTGCTGCAGTGGAGATCGTGTTGTTTCCACCGGATAACCGGATCCGCGATCTGGACAACTATAACAAGGCGCTGTTTGACGCCCTGACCCACGCGGGTGTGTGGGAAGACGACAGTCAGGTGAAAAGAATGCTGGTGGAGTGGGGACCGGTTATCCCGGAAGGGAAGGTCGAGATCACTATCAGTAAGTACGAGAAAACGGCGGGTGCAGCCGCCTGATTAAGAGGAGAAACGAAGTATGAATAATCTGATGGTCATTGATGGTATTGAAGTTCGTCGTGATGCTTATGGTCGTTACAGCCTGAACGATCTGCACAGGGCTGCCGGTTCTCTGGATAAGCATAAGCCTGCATTCTGGCTCCGCAATGAGCAAACTGAACGTTTAATAAGCGAGTTGCAGATTTGCAACTCGGTCAATATAGAGCCAGTTAACGTTATTCGTGGCGGAAATAACCAGGGGACGTATGTCTGCAAAGAACTGGTGTATGCCTATGCAATGTGGATCAGCCCGTCATTCCATCTGAAGGTGATCCGTACTTTCGATATGGTAACCAGCGCACCGGAAAAATTATCCGGGCAGGCTGCTGACAAGATGCAGGCTGGTGTGATTCTGCTGGACTTTATGCGCAGGGAGTTAAACCTGTCTAACTCTTCAGTGCTTGGTGCCTGTCAGAAACTCCAGGAGGCTGTTGGCTTACCGAATCTGGCACCGCGCTATGCCATTGATGCTCCTGCTGACGCGCCTGATGGCTCAAGCCGCCCCACGCTGTCACTGAGTGCACTGCTGAAGCAGTATGGTATCCGCCTGACAGCTAATCAGGCATATCACCAGATGGTGAAACTGGGGATCGTCGAACAGCGCGAACGATACAGCCGTACCGCGATTAACAACATCAAAAAATTCTGGTCGCTAACGGCGAAAGGCTGCATGTTCGGCAAGAACATCACCAGTCCCGCAAATCCGCGCGAGACGCAGCCGCATTTCTTCGAATCCCGATTCCCTGAGCTGTTAAAGCTGCTCGATACCGTTCATTGAGGTGACCGTGAGAGCACTACTGACCCCTGAAATTGCCCCGCGTATGGGGATCGTATTGTTCAGACCTGGTTCAGAGCTGATGCCCTTGTTTATGCAGGGGCGTGTCCTGCTGGAGCCTGAGCCGGAACGTTATTCATCTTTCGCCAGTGGTGCCGTTCCGGCGGCATCACAACCGCTGGCGGATGATCCTGCCGTTCGGGCAGTGTTCCGCAATGAGGCAGTGATCCGTCGTGCTGGTGGCGTGGAATGTCTTGAAAGCTGGTTACTTCGTGAAAATGGCTGCCAGTGGCCTCATTCCGACTGGCACAGCGAGAACATGACCACAATGCGACACGCTCCGGGCGCAATCCGTCTGTGCTGGCACTGCGATAACCAGCTGCGCGATCAGTTCACGGAACGGCTGGAATCAATGGCAACGGATAACTGTGCCCGCTGGGTGTTGTCTGTTGTGCGTCGGGATCTCGGTTTTGATGACAGTCACGTTGTGACAATGCCGGAACTGTGCTGGTGGCTGATTCGTAATGACCTGGCGGATGCCTTACCGGAAAGTGCAGCCCGTAAGGCACTGAGATTACCTAAGCCTGTTGTGCCGTCTGTCACCCGGGAGAGTGACCTTGTTCCTTCGGTTCCTGCCACCAGCATTATCCAGGATAAAGCGAAAAAGGTGCTGGCGCTGAAAGTGGATCCAGAGTCGCCGGAGTCTTTTATGTTACGCCCAAAACGTCGCCGCTGGGTTAATGAAAAGTACACGCGCTGGGTTAAGACACAGCCGTGTGCATGTTGTGGAAAGCCTGCTGATGATCCCCACCACCTGATAGGCCACGGTCAGGGTGGAATGGGTACAAAAGCGCATGACCTCTTTGTGTTGCCTTTGTGCAGAAAGCATCACGACGAGCTGCATGCGGATACCGTGGCATTTGAAGAGAAGTATGGCTCCCAGCTGGAGCTGATATTTCGTTTTATCGACCGTGCGTTGGCAATTGGCGTGCTGGCCTGATTTGGTGGAGAAAGTTGATGCGTGATATGTATGAAGTATTAGACCGTTGGGGAGCGTGGGCTGCGGCAGAGAACAGTGGTGTGGATTGGCAACCGGTAGCCGCTGGCTTCAAGGGGCTTTTACCTCATGGCAAAAAGTCCCGGATTCAGTGTGATGATGACGAAGGCATTATGATAGACAGTTGTGTGGCTCGGTTGCGTAAATATAAACCAGAAGAGTATGAGCTGATCATCGCTCACTTTGTTATCGGTATTTCACTCCGTACAATCGCAAGGAAGCGGAAATGTTCAGATGGCACAATTAGGAAGGAACTGCAAACTGCAATGGGATTTGTTGAGGGTGTTTTATCAATAATTCACGCAGTGTGAAAGTTACATTGTTTAAATGGTAAGGGGAGTAACTTACCTTACCATTTATAGTGATTTAGAAAATAAATCTACTCAGGTTATTTAAGAATGTTTTTGTGTCTAGGAAGAATGCAGGGTACGCATTTTTTAAATTTGATATATCATCAACTGATACCATGGCTACCTCATATCCTTTTATCCCTTCACAATTTTTTTCTTCTTTTATATAAAAATCAGATGCTGCTTTATGGCTATGGACAGGAAAACTTTTTATATTCATTTTGCGCTTTTCTGTATCGACTATTATAACGCAAAAACCCGAGGTGTATGTATCAGAGGAATCAATGTGGCTTGCTACTTTGTTGTAGGCTTCAAGTATTGTGAATACGTTGAGTTTTTCTGTTAATATTTTTAGGTCACTGGATGTTTTCATATAATGACCAACGGATTTCCCTGATTCTATGCCATAAAATAACTCTGACACTAGCTCAAAGAAACGTAACCAATCAGGATCTCCAAAACTAGATTTTAGAGATTCTTTCCTAAAAAGGCCAACCATTTCAACCGCAGTAGCCCAACTGTGTTGTATAGCTGTTCTGAGTTGAATTTCGATTTTTAACCCATTTAAATTAACATGCTTCTCATTCTGAAAAGAATAAACTAAATGTAAACTTCTATATCCAGAGTCTTTTACTTGTTTAATGTAATCATCTGTTCTGACTATTTGATGCTTAAATTTTAATTTTTTAATATTATCATATGTATTATATACTTCATCAAGATTGCTAAGTATAGCTCTACACCCCCCCAAATCCTGCATTTTGTTTAGCTTCATATCTTCAAAACGTTGAAGTTTTGATATTATAGATGGGAGTCGTTTAATTCTTGATGATATTAAACAATTTTGATTTATTGAATTTGCTTCTCTAGTTAAATATTCAGTGAGCTTAGTTAAAGGATATAGATGTAGCATTCTCCACGAGTGCAAAATATTAAGATCGCTCTCTGGGAGGGTTTGATTACTCTCTGCTAATGATGCGAGCCGATCACCGACTCTACCGATTTCTTTTTTTGATACATCCAAATTGTACATTGTTAAAATATACCAATATTTTTTAGATAATGTATATTAACCATATGTTTCAAATTTGTATTGCACAAAAGGCTTTTAGATGCGTTTGTTGTGATGTTGATCACTATTTGTTGTGGTTTTTGGTTATTGATGTTAATTGTTAATGGTAATGTGAGTAAACTATTTGCAAGCATCGATTTACGTATATTGTATAACTACTCCATATAATTTAATAAAATTGCTAACGCGTACGCAAAAATAATTGTATTGTGTTAAGAGTGGTTACTTCGCCACACAGCTTAAACCCGCCGTCGAGCGGGTTTTTGTCGTTTCTGGGCTTTGGTATTCGTTGGGCTTGGTCTATCTAGCTCTTATCCATTGGCTCGGCTTCTTTTACGTTTCCGCTTCTGATTTGCGGTTCGTGGTACTCCCTCAATTTGCACCTCTTGTATCGGCGAGGTGAGAGATAACTACAAATGCCTCATAACCCAAATACCTGGCTGGAGTTGGTCCAGAGCTGGTGGCGTGGAGACACACCGCTGGGCGCAGTGATTATGTCGATTGTTATGGCTGGTTTGCGCATTGCCTATTTTGGCGGTGGTGGTGGCTGGAAGCGAAAAACACTCGAAATTCTACTCTGTGGTGCTCTGACGCTGACTTTTGCATCCGCTCTTGAGTATGTCGGATGGCCTAAATCGCTTTCTGTTGCCATTGGTGGTGGCGTTGGGTTGATCGGTGTCGATGCTATTCGTGGGGCTGCAATGAGAGTAATCGGTAATAAGTTTGGTGGCTCTAAGGAGTAATTTATGCAGGTACTAAATTCCCAGCGTAAAGCTTTCCTCGATATGGTGGCATGGTCAGAAGGAACGGATAACGGGCGACAACCGACACGTAACCACGGTTATGATGTTATTGTTGGTGGTGAACTGTTCACTGATTACTCCGATCACCCTCGCAAACTTGTCATGCTAAACCCGCAACTTAAATCAACCGCAGCTGGACGTTACCAGCTTCTTTCCCGTTGGTGGGATGCCTACCGCAAGCAGCTTGGCCTGAGAGACTTCTCTCCGAAAAGCCAGGACGCTGTAGCTCTGCAGCAGATTAAAGAGCGTGGCGCTTTACCGATGATTGACCGCGGCAATATTCGTCAGGCAATCGACCGTTGCAGCAATATCTGGGCGTCGTTACCTGGTGCAGGTTACGGTCAGTATGAACATAAAATCGGTGACCTGATTGCCCGATTTAAAGAAGCTGGTGGGGTAGTAAATGAAGCTGAGATATAAGCTGGTTATTGTTGCTTTCTTTGTTACCGTCATTGGTTCCTTCATCTGGTCTGCCGGGCATTACTACAGCAAATATCAGCACGAAAAGGAGCGTGCTGATGAGGCTGTACGAAATGCTGAATCAGCAACAGCTATTACCCGTAACATCCTGCAATCAATACAAATCGTAAATACAGTTCTGGAGGCTAACCAGCATGCAAAACAGCAGATCGCACTGGAGTCACAGAGAACCCAGGAAGATATCAAAGTGGCTGTTGCGGATGATGATTGTGCTTCACGTCCTGTGCCTGCTGCCGCTGCTGACCGGTTGCGGAAGTACGCGAACAGTTTACGTGCCTATTCCGGCGGTACCGTTGCCAGCAAGCCTGACTACTGAAACTCCCCAGCCAGTTATTCCCGATCCGCTGACCTATGGGGCCAGTCTGGATCTGAATGTGAGCCTGCTTTCGGCGTTGGGACAATGCAATATTGACAAAGCGGGGATTAGAAGTATCGAGATGCGCCGTAACGCTTTGCTGGCAGCAGGCAAATAGTCTGGACAAAGAACAGGAATATATTTATGCCTCCTCGAACCCCAAAAGCCTGCCGCGTTCGCGGCTGCCCCCATACCACCACTGACTCGTCAGGCTATTGCGAAAGGCACAAAAGCGAAGGCTGGAAGCAATACAAACCTGGACAATCCCGTCATCAGCGCGGCTACGGTTCGAAGTGGGACAGTATCCGCGCGCGCATATTGAAGCGTGACAAAGGCCTGTGTCAGTTATGTCTGCGTGCTGGTGTGGTGCGTGAGGCGAAAACCGTTGACCACATCATCCCTAAAGCGCATGGCGGCACCGATGCAGACAGTAATCTGCAGAGCCTGTGCTGGCCGTGCCATAAGACGAAGACGACCCGTGAACGGCTAAAGTGATAATAATTCTCAACTGTCTGAGGGGAGGGGCGGGTCAAATCCCTGTGACCTGACGTCTTCCGGACTGCCCGCCCCATCGTTTTTTTATACCCGCGAAAAATGAAATTTAACCAGGAGTGCCGCATATGGCTGGAACGGCGGGGCGTTCCGGGCGTCGCCCCAAGCCAACGGCGCGCAAGGCGCTGGCCGGAAACCCCGGCAAGCGAGCCCTGAACAAAGATGAACCTGTTTTTACGCCCATCAAAGGTGTTGAGCCACCGGAGTGGTTCGCTGAAGAAGAGCTCCCTCTCGCCACGATCATGTGGCAACTGACAACCAAAGAACTCTGCGGTCAGGGCCTGCTGTGCGTGACTGACCTGGCGGTACTTGAGCGGTGGTGCGTGGCCTATGAGTTCTGGCGACGTGCCGTGAAAAATATTGCCATACAGGGCAACACCATCACCGGTGCAATGGGCGGTATGGTCAAAAATCCGGAGCTGACCGCCAAAAAAGAACAGGAGTCCGAGATGAGCAGTACGGGGGCAATGCTCGGACTCGACCCCAGCAGCCGCCAGCGTCTGATTGGCCTGGCGGGGCAGAAGAAAGCCACTAACCCGTTTCTGAAAATCATCGAATCATGAGCCGGAAATCTTACCCCAACGTAAATGCTGCAAATCAGTATGCCCGGGATGTCGTGCGCGGAAAGATTGTTGCCTGCCAGTTTGTGATTCAGGCCTGCCAGCGCCATCTTGATGACCTGATGGCGGAAAAAAGTAAGTCGTTTCGTTACCGCTTCGACAAGGACCTGGCTGAACGGGCCGCCAAATTTATTCAGCTGTTGCCGCACACCAAGGGTGAGTGGGCATTTAAGAGGATGCCCATCACGCTGGAGCCGTGGCAGCTCTTTGTGATCTGCTGCGCGTTTGGCTGGGTCAATAAAGGCTCCCGGCTGCGCCGCTTCCGTGAGGTGTATACCGAAATCCCCCGTAAGAACGGCAAATCGGCAATCTCTGCCGGTGTCGCCCTGTATTGTTTTGCCTGTGATAACGAGTTCGGCGCGGAAGTGTATTCCGGTGCCACGACGGAGAAACAGGCATGGGAAGTCTTTCGTCCGGCAAGACTGATGTGTAAACGCACACCCATGCTGACGGAAGCGTTCGGGATTGAGGTTAACGCCTCAAACATGAACCGTCCGGAGGATGGTGCGCGTTTTGAACCGCTGATCGGTAACCCCGGTGATGGTTCATCACCCCACTGTGCGGTGGTGGATGAATATCACGAGCACGCCACAGATGCGCTTTACACCACGATGCTTACCGGGATGGGGGCGCGACGTCAGCCACTGATGTGGGCTATCACTACCGCCGGGTACAACATTGAGGGGCCGTGCTACGACAAACGGCGGGAAGTCATCGAGATGCTCAACGGCTCGGTGCCTAACGATGAACTGTTCGGGATCATCTATACCGTTGATGAAGGTGACGACTGGACCGACCCGCAGGTGCTGGAAAAAGCCAATCCAAATATTGGCGTGTCGATTTATCGCGAATTTTTGTTAAGTCAGCAGCAGCGTGCGAAAAATAACGCCCGTCTGGCAAACGTCTTTAAAACAAAACACCTCAATATCTGGGTGTCGGCGCGTTCGGCGTATTTCAACCTGGTGAGCTGGCAGAGCTGCGAGGATAAATCACTGACCCTTGAGCAGTTCGAGGGGCAGCCGTGCATTCTGGCCTTTGACCTGGCGCGTAAGCTGGATATGAACAGCATGGCGCGACTTTATACCCGCGAGATTGACGGTAAAACGCATTACTACAGTGTGGCCCCGCGTTTCTGGGTACCGTATGACACGGTGTACAGCGTCGAGAAAAATGAAGATCGACGGACAGCCGAACGCTTTCAGAAATGGGTGGAAATGGGCGTTCTGACCGTTACCGATGGTGCGGAGGTGGATTATCGCTACATCCTCGAGGAGGCCAAAGCGGCGAACAAAATCAGCCCGGTCAGTGAGTCACCCATCGATCCCTTCGGGGCGACCGGGTTGTCACATGACCTTGCTGATGAAGACCTGAACCCCATCACTATCATTCAGAACTACACCAACATGTCCGACCCGATGAAAGAGCTGGAAGCGGCAATTGAATCGGGGCGCTTTCATCATGATGGCAATCCCATCATGACCTGGTGTATCGGTAACGTGGTCGGCAAAACCATTCCGGGTAACGATGATGTGGTGAAGCCCGTCAAAGAGCAGGCGGAAAACAAAATCGATGGTGCAGTTGCGCTGATTATGGCGGTTGGCAGAGCCATGCTGTACGAGAAAGAAGACACGCTGTCTGACCACATTGAGTCCTATGGGATCCGCTCGCTTTAACTGAGGTAATTATGATCATGCTGATTCTCGCGCCTCTGGTGGGCGTGCTGGGGGCGCTTTTGCTGGCGTATGGTGCCTGGCTGATTTATCCCCCGGCGGGGTTTGTTGTTGCCGGGGCGTTGTGCCTGTTCTGGTCGTGGCTGGTGGCGCGATATCTCGACCGTACACAGTCGTCTGTCGGCGGAGGTAAATAGTGTTCTTTTCGGGATTATTTCAACGAAAAAGTGACGCACCGGTGACCACGCCAGCAGAGCTGGCGGATGCTATCGGGTTGTCCTACGACACCTATACCGGAAAGCAGATCAGCAGCCAGCGGGCCATGCGACTGACGGCGGTTTTTTCCTGTGTCAGGGTGCTGGCGGAGTCGGTCGGGATGTTGCCCTGCAACCTGTATCACCTGAACGGCAGCCTGAAGCGGAGAGCCACTGGCGAACGTCTGCATAAGCTGATCTCCACGCATCCCAATGGCTATATGACGCCGCAGGAGTTCTGGGAGCTGGTGGTCACCTGTCTGTGCCTGCGGGGAAACTTTTACGCCTACAAAGTGAAAGCATTTGGCGAAGTGGCTGAACTGCTGCCCGTCGATCCCGGCTGTGTGGTACCGAAGCTTAACAGTAGCTGGGAGCCGGTCTATCAGGTCACATTCCCGGATGGCTCCACGGATGTACTGAGCCAGGAGGATATCTGGCATGTGCGCACGCTGACGCTGGACGGACTGGTGGGGCTGAATCCCATCGCCTATGCCCGCGAGGCAATATCGCTGGCGGCAGCGACCGAAGAGCACGGGGCCAGACTGTTCAGCAATGGCGCGGTGACGTCGGGTGTGTTGCGTACAGAGCAGACGCTGTCAGATCAGGCTTATGAGCGCCTGAAGAAAGATTTTGAGGAGCGTCACACCGGGCTTGGCAATGCTCACCGCCCGATGATCCTTGAGATGGGGCTGGACTGGAAGTCGATGGCGCTGAACGCCGAGGACAGCCAGTTCCTGGAAACCCGCAAGTTTCAGCTTGAAGAAATCTGTCGTCTGTTCCGGGTGCCGTTGCACATGGTGCAGAACACCGATCGCGCCACCTTCAACAATATCGAAGAGCTGGGGCTGGGATTTATCAACTATTCACTGGTGCCGTATCTGACCCGCATCGAACAGCGGATCAACACCGGACTGGTACGAAAAAGTAAGCAGGGCGTTTATTACGCCAAATTTAACGCCGGGGCGTTACTGCGCGGGGATATGAAGTCCCGTTTTGAAGCCTACGCCACCGGGATCAACTGGGGAATTTACTCTCCCAATGACTGCCGCGACCTGGAAGATATGAATCCGCGTCCCGGTGGGGATGTCTATCTCACACCGATGAACATGACCACGAAACCCTCCGATGGCAGTAAAGCCGGTAAGCAGAAGGATAACGCCAATGCAGACGAAACAACGTCTTGATGTACCGCTGAGTCTGAAATCTGTCAGTGACTCCGGTGAGTTTGAAGGGTATGGCTCCGTCTTTGGTGTAAAGGACAGCCACGATGATGTGGTGATGTCCGGGGCATTTGCTGCTTCCCTGCGGGCGTGGAGTGACAGAAAAGCGTTACCTGCGCTGCTCTGGCAGCACCGCATGGATGAGCCCATCGGTGTTTACACCGAAATGAAGGAAGACGATGTCGGGCTTTACGTCAGGGGGCGGTTGCTCATTGATGATGATCCTCTGGCAAAACGCGCACATGCACACATGAAGGCCGGTTCGTTAACCGGCCTTTCTATTGGGTACGTCCTGAAGGACTGGGAATACGACCAGACGAAAGAAGCCTTTCTGCTGAAAGAAATCGACCTCTGGGAAGTCAGTCTGGTGACGTTTCCGTCTAACGACGAGGCGCGGATCAGCGACGTCAAGAACGCGCTGGCCCGCGGGGAAATCCCCGAACAGAAAAAAATCGAAAGAGTCCTGCGTGATGTCGGACTCTCCCGTACCCAGGCCAAAGCATTCATGGCCGGGGGCTATGGCGCACTGTCCCTGCGCGACGCTGAGGATGTGGGCTCTGCACTGAATGCACTGAAAAATCTGAACTTCTAATCAGGAGAAATACGATGGCGGTTGATATTAAAGATGTCGAACAGGTCGCGCAGGAGCTGCAGCAGAAGTTTGACGACTTCAAAGCAAAGAACGACAAGCGCGTGGATGCGATTGAGCAGGAAAAAGGCAAACTTGCCGGGCAGGTGGAAACCCTGAACGGGAAACTCAGCGAGCTGGAAAACCTCAAAAGCGATCTTGAAAAAGAGCTGCTTGAGCTGAAACGTCCGGCAGGTGGTGCGCAAAATAAACTGGCCACCGAGCATAAAGAGGCGTTTGTGGGCTTCCTGCGTAAAGGCCGTGAAGACGGTCTGCGCGATCTGGAGCGTAAGGCATTGCAGGTGGGCACCGATGAAGACGGTGGCTACGCCGTGCCGGAAGAACTGGATCGCAACATTCTTAACCTGCTGAAAGATGAAGTGGTGATGCGTCAGGAAGCCACGGTGATCACCGTTGGTGGTTCCGACTACAAAAAACTGGTGAATCTGGGCGGCACGGCTTCCGGATGGGTTGGCGAGACTGACGCGCGCTCCCAGACTGCCACCTCAAAACTGGGGCTGATTGAACCTTTCATGGGGGAAATCTACGGTAACCCGCAGGCCACCCAGAAAATGCTGGATGATGCCTTTTTCAACGTGGAGGCCTGGATCAACAGCGAGCTGGCAACCGAATTTGCCGAACAGGAAGAAATTGCCTTTACCACCGGCGATGGTACCAAGAAGCCGAAAGGGTTCCTGGCGTATGAATCCACGGATGAAACCGATAAGGTCCGGGCGTTCGGCAAACTTCAGCATATTGTATCCGGCGACGCGACTGCGGTGACCGCAGACGCCATTATCAAACTGATTTACACGCTGCGAAAGGCACACCGCACTGGCGCGAAGTTCATGATGAACAACAACAGCCTGTTTGCCATCCGTCTGCTGAAAGACACCGAGGGTAACTATCTGTGGCGTCCGGGGCTGGAACTGGGGCAGCCGTCCTCTCTGGCGGGTTACGGTATCGCTGAAAACGAACAGATGCCGGATATCGCCGCTGATGCGAAAGCCATTGCATTTGGTAACTTCAAACGGGGTTACACCATCGTTGACCGTATCGGCACCCGCATTCTGCGTGACCCGTACACCAATAAACCGTTTGTCGGTTTTTATACCACCAAACGCACCGGCGGCATGCTGGTCGATTCGCAGGCCATCAAACTGTTGAAGATTGCAGTGGCGTAATCACTCAGGGGCGCGGAACCGCGCCCCTGTTCTGATGGGTGAAGAATCATGATCCTGAAACAAGATCTGAAATGGTCACCGGACGGTATGCGTGTTGAGGTCATTCGGGCCGGTGAGTATGACGACGGGGCGCTTCCTGCCCGGGTGCAGGAGGTTGCACTTCAGGCCGGGTTAGCAGAGCGCGGAACCAGTGCAAAAAGCAGTAAAGCGACAAAAGAGAAAAAAGCCACGACCAGTAAAGAGGGCTGAGTATGCTTCTGACAATGGAAGAGATTAAAGCCCAACTCCGGCTGGATGAGGATTTCGATGCTGATGACCGCCATCTGCAACTGCTGGCCTGTGCGGCACAAAAGCGGACGGAAACGTATCTGAACCGGAAGCTCTATGCACCGGATGAAACCATTCCGGACAGCGATCCGGACGGGCTGCACCTGCCGGATGATATTCGTCTGGGGATGCTGATGCTTATCAGCCATTTTTACGAAAACCGCTCGTCGGTTACGGAAGTGGAGAAACTCGACATGCCGCAGAGTTTTGGCTGGCTTGTCGGCCCGTACAGGTACTTTCCGCAATGAAAATTCGTCAGGCGCAGACCAGCGCAACCTACATTCTGCCGGACCCCGGCGAACTGAATAAACGCGTCCTGATCCGCCAGCGGGTGGATATGCCCGCGGATAACTTTGGCGTGGAGCCTCAATACCCGGTTGCGTTCCGGGCATGGGCGAAGGTTGTCCAGACCAGTGCCACCACCTGGCAGGAAACCGCGCAGACCGGAGACGCCATCACCCATTACATCACCATTCGCTACCGCCGGGGGATCACCGCTGATTATGAGGTGGTCTGCGGTGACAGTGTGTATCGGGTGAAACGTCAGCGCGATCTGAACGGTGCGCGGCGCTTTCTGCTGCTGGAGTGTACGGAGCTGGGCGAATTTACGCAGAGTCACGGAGGCAACAATGGCGACTTCCTTTTTGCACGTTGATTTTCAGCAGCTCGCGGAGATGCGCTTTAACCGCGCCCGTGTCCGGCGGGCGTTTGTCACGATTGGTCAGCGTCATATGCGTGATGCCCGTCGGCTGGTGATGCGCCGTTCACGGTCGGCACCGGGTGAAAACCCCGGTTATCAGACCGGACGCCTGGCTCGTTCGATTGGGTATATGGTACCCAGAGCCAGTAAACATCGCCCCGGTTTTATGGCACGTATAGCCCCTAACCAGCGTAATGGAGAGGGAAACCGCCGTATCACCGGTGATTTTTATCCGGCTTTTTTGTTCTATGGCGTGAGGCGAGGGGCAAAGCGTCGTCGCAGCCATCATCGTGGTGCATCCGGTGGCAGCGGCTGGCGACTGGCTCCACGTAATAACTTCATGGTGGAAACGCTTGAAAAGAACCGCAGCTGGACACGCTATTTTCTGGCGCGGGAATTGAGTAAATCACTGAAGCCGGAGCGACGACACAGATGAAACTGACGCCTGTTATTGCTGCACTGCGTGCCCGCTGTCAGTATTTTGAAAACCGGGTTGCAGGCGCGGCCCAGTTCAAAAATCTGCCGGAGGTCGGAAAGCTGAAACTCCCGGCGGCATATGTGGTACCGGGGGATGATTCTCCGGGAGAAAACAAAAGCCAGACCGACTACTGGCAGGAGCTGAAAGAGGGCTTCTCCGTGGTTGTCATACTGAGTAACGGGCGTGATGAGCGCGGTCAGTTTGCCTCGTATGATGTGGTGGACGATGTCCGGCAGATGCTCTTTAAGGCCCTGCTGGGCTGGAATCCGGAAGCGTGCGGTAACCCGATTACCTATGACGGCGGCACGCTGCTGGATCTGAATCGTCATGAGCTGATTTATCAGTTCGATTTTTCGGTCATCAGCGAGCTTACCGAAGACGATACCCGCCAGCAGGATGACCTGAACAGTCTGGATGAACTGCAAACGCTGGCGATTGATGTTGATTATCTCGAGCCCGGTAACGGGCCTGACGGCGATATCGAACATCACACCGAAATAACCCTTCCTTCCTGAGGATCCTCATGTTTGTCAAACCTGTTAAAGGGCGGTCAGTTCCTGACCCTGCCCGCGGCGACCTTTTGCCCGCCGAAGGGCGAAATGTTGACGAGAACAACTACTGGCTGCGCCGTGAAGCAGCGGGTGATATCCGGCGCGTGAATAAAAAGGTGAATACCGATGACGATAAGCTTTAACACCATTCCGTCGAATACGCTGGTTCCGTTGTTTTATGCGGAAATGGATAACTCGGCGGCGAATACTGCACAGGACAGCGGAGCGTCGCTGCTGATTGGTCATGCCAATAACGGTGCAGAGATTGTTGCCAACAGTCTGGTGCTGATGCCGTCGGCAGACTATGCACGCCAGATTTGTGGTGCGGGAAGTCAGCTGGCGCGTATGGTTGAGGCTTATCGCCAGACCGACCCGTTTGGCGAGTTGTATGTGATTGCCGTTCCTGAATCCACGGGCGCGGCGGCAACGGTTACGCTGACGGTGACAGGGGCGGCAACCGAAACCGGCACGGTGAATGTTTATGTGGGACGTACCCGCGTGCAGGCACCGGTGACCAATGGCGATAACGTCGCGACGATTGCCAGCAGTATCCAGGATGCCATCAATGCCGTTCCGACCCTGCCGTTTACGGCCTCATCTTCGGCAGGCGTGGTCACACTGACCGCGCGTCATAAGGGGCTTTGCGGGAATGAAATTCCTGTCAGCCTCAATTACTACGGCTTCGGTGGGGGCGAAGTGCTGCCAGCGGGCGTACAGATTGCCGTGGCGACGGGGACCGCCGGAACGGGCGCTCCGGTTCTCACCGGCGCGGTGGCTGCAATGGCGGATGAGCCGTTTGATTATATCGGTCTGCCGTTCAACGACACGGCCTCCGTTAACACGCTGGTGACCGAGATGAACGATACCAGCGGTCGCTGGAGCTATGCGCGTCAGCTGTATGGTCATGTGTATACGGCAAAGACCGGCACACTGTCAGAACTGGTGAACGCAGGTGACCAGTTTAACCAGCAGCACATCACCCTGGCGGGGTACGAAAAAGAGACCCAGACGCCTGCCGACGAGCTGGCGGCAAGCCGTACCGCCCGCGCAGCGGTGTTTATCCGCAACGATCCGGCACGTCCCACGCAGACCGGTGAGCTGGTGGGTATGCTGCCTGCGCCGAAGGGGAAACGGTTCACGATGACCGAGCAGCAGACCCTGCTGTCTCATGGCGTGGCAACGGCGTATGTCGAAAGCGGGGTGCTGCGCATTCAGCGTGATGTCACCACGTACAGGAAAAATGCTTACGGGGTTGCGGATAACAGCTACCTCGACAGCGAGACGCTGCATACCAGCGCGTATGTACTGCGCATACTGAAATCCGTCATTACCAGTAAGTACGGGCGTCACAAGCTTGCCAGCGACGGTACCCGCTTTGGTCCCGGTCAGGCGATTGTCACCCCGGCGGTAATCAAAGGGGAACTGCTGGCAACCTACCGTCAGCTCGAGCGTGCGGGGATCGTGGAAAACTACGAACTGTTTAAGCAGTACCTGGTTGTGGAGCGTGATGCCAGCGATCCGAACCGCCTGAACACGCTGTTCCCGCCTGACTATGTTAACCAGTTGCGTGTTTTTGCCGTGGTTAACCAGTTCCGTCTTCAGTATTCAGAGGAGTCTGCATAATGGCCCGTATCGGGGGAACCTGTTATTTCAAAATTGACGGTCAGCAGCTATCGCTGACCGGCGGCATTGAGGTGCCCATGAACAGGACGGTCAATGATGACATCATCGGCCTGGACGGTTCAGTGGACCGCAAGGAAACTCACCGTGCGCCTTATGTCAAAGGGACCTTCAAGGTGCCGAAGAATTTTCCGGTGAACAAAATCACCTCGTCTGATGAGATGACAATCACTGCCGAGCTGGCGAACGGTCAGGTCTATGTACTGTCGTCTGCCTGGCTGCACGGCGAAGCGAACCATAATGCCGAAGAAGGCACGGTTGATCTTGAGTTCCACGGTGAAGAAGGGGATTACCAGTAATGAAAGAGCTTGAGTTAAAGAAACCGATTACTGCTCATGGCGAGACACTCTCCGTACTGGAGTTTGATGAGCCCACCGGGAAGGATGTCCGCGAGCTGGGGTATCCCTACCAGATGAATCAGGATGAGTCAGTCAGACTTCTGGCGCATGTGGTGTCGAAATACATTGTGCGGCTGGCGAAAGTGCCGCAAAGCTCTGTCGACCAGATGTCTCCGGCAGACCTGAATGCAGCGGCGTGGCTTGTGGCTGGTTTTTTCCTCCAGGCCTGACGGCTGAATACCTCACTGATCGCTTCTTTGACTGCGCCAGCTACTGGCGCATTAATCCTTTCGAATTGCTGAATATGCCGATCAGTGAAATTCCCTTGCTGGTCAGTCAGGCAAACAGGATAGAGCAGGAGAAACGCACACATGGCTGAATTTGAGCTTAAGGCGTTGATCACCGGTGTCGACAGGCTTTCTCCCGCGCTGTCGAAAATACAAAAGAAAATCCGGGGATTTAAACGCCAGGCGGAAGAAGCGTCACAGGGTGGGCTGGCGCTTGGTGGCGGACTGGCTGCGGGTCTGACGCTTTCCCTGAAATCTTATGCCGATCAGGAAAACGCCGCCACCGGGCTGAAAGTTGCCATGATGGATGCGAACGGTGAGGTCGGAAAGCGCTTTCAGGACATCAATAAACTGGCTATTGGTCTGGGTAACCAGCTACCCGGTACAACGGCTGATTTCCAGAACATGATGCAGATGCTGGTGCGTCAGGGGATCCCGGCAGAAAACATTCTTGGCGGTGTGGGTAAAGCGACAGCTTATCTTGCGGTACAACTGAAAAAAACACCGGAAGCGGCTGCTGAGTTTGCTGCAAAGATGCAGGATGCTACCGGAACGGCGTCAGAAGACATGATGGGGCTGTTCGACACTATCCAGAAGGCGTTTTATCTGGGCGTTGACGATACCAACATGTTGTCCTTCTTCACTAAAACCAGTTCTGTTCTGAAGATGGTGAACAAGGATGGTCTTCAGGCTGCACAGAGCCTTGCCCCCATCAGCGTCATGATGGATCAGATGGGGATGAACGGGGAGTCGGCAGGTAATGCCCTGCGAAAAGTTATCCAGTCCGGATTAAGCGTTAAGAAAATCAGGGACGTTAATAAAGTTATGGCCCGCCAGAAACTCGGGGTACAGCTCGATTTTACTGACGGCAAAGGAAGTTTTGGCGGTCTTGATAACATGTTCAGGCAACTGGCAAAGCTGCGAAAACTGACCGACGTTAAGCGAACAGGTGTACTTAAGGCAATATTTGGTGATGATGCCGAAACCCTTCAGGTGGTCAATGCACTGATCGATAAAGGAAAGGATGGCTACGATCAGATCCAGCAGAAGATGAATAAACAGGCCAGCCTGAATAAACGTGTTCAGGCACAGCTTGGTACGCTGTCCAACCTGTGGGAGGCAATGACAGGGACCGCAACTAACGGCCTTGCGGCTATTGGCGGCGCATTTTCTGGTGACGCTAAAAATATCACACAATGGCTGGGGGAGTTGGGGGAGAAATTCACGAAGTTTGCGGATGAAAATCCCCGGGTTATTCGCGGCGTCGTCGGGCTTGCTGCCGGTCTTGCGATTCTGAAACTGGGATTGATGGGCGTGGGCAGTGCCATCAGTATTGTCAGCAGGATCATGTCGATGACGCCGATTGGCATGATTGCGACGGCGATTGCTCTGGCTGCGGGATTAATTATCACTAACTGGGATGTTGTCGGACCTTATTTCAAGAAGCTCTGGGAAACCATTGGTCCTTATTTTGAGGCTGGCCGGGAACTTCTGAAGAAGGTTTTTGCCTGGTCGCCGCTGGGGATGGTGATCAATAACTGGGGACCGGTTGTTAAGTGGTTTCAGGATATGTGGGATAAGCTGAAGCCGATTATTGAATGGTTTACCGACAGTTCCTGTGACACGGTCGATACCATTAACTCGGCGCAGTGGGGCGCGGGTGCTTATGATGCTTATGGGACGGGAATACCGGCACGGGGATACACACCTTATCAGGCGGTAGATCCGGCTCAGTCAAACAACGCCTCCGATGCCACAGGCCCGAATCCCTTCATGATTAACAAAGCTTCTGCGCCAAAAGTTGATGGTGAGATCAAGGTATCATTTATAAATATGCCACCAGGTATGCGGGTTACGGAAACACGCTCCAGTGGCATTGATATAAATCACGATGTTGGCTATACCCGATTTTGGTAGCCAGGATTCCCCTCACAGGTATTGCTGGTTGTAAGTCATAAATAGAGTGATAGAATTAATGCACATTTAGAAAAATGTTAATAGGCGAAAAATGAAAGGCTATATCACAGCAAGTGTAATTCTTGGAGCAGCGGCTGTTTTTTCATCTCTCATAATCTCTGGCAACATCTCCTTTAAAGATGAACATATTATTCAGTTATCTGGAGGAGCCATAAAACTTGGTGATGTTTATAAAGAAAATAAATTGATAAGTGCAAAGATTATTTTTCCAGATAATCAGGGTGAACAGATTCTTGTTGTCGACGGCAATCCTGAAAACTTTAAGGAGGATTTTCAGGAGAAATTAAATAAAGTAATAAAAACTTTAAATGCGTCAAAGAAAAAAGATGAAGAGAAAGTTAGCCTGGATAATTTAAGTGTTATTGAAGAGTCTAAACTAGAGCTCGTTTCTGCGGTGCGTTACTCTGCTCAGTATGTTCCTATGTTTACTCTGACGCTGGACAAAAAAGAAATTACCATGCCTAAAAATACGGTAATATTTCCATTTGCCAGCGATGAAACAGCTAAGTATTTAAATGAACAACAGCAAAAGTATAAAGATTCGTTGTTTCTGACTCGCTAATTAATAAAATTCATTACAAGGCCACCTTCTAATAGGTGGCTTTTTAATTTTCGGAGTATATATGACGTGGAAAGACAGGCTTCAGGACGCGTCATTTCGCGGCGTGCCGTTTAAGGTCGAAGAAGAAAGTGCGGGAACAGGTCGCCGTGTGGAAACGCACGAATACCCGAACCGCGACAAACCCTATACCGAAGATCTGGGAAAAGTCACTTTCCGCCCGTCCATCACGGCTTATGTGGTGGGAGATGACTGCTTTGACCAGCGCGATCGCCTGATTGACGCGCTGAATAAACCCGGTCCCGGCACGCTTGTCCATCCGACATACGGTGAGCTGAAAGTCTGTGTTGACGGGGAAGTTCGGGTCAGCACATCGAAAAGTGAAGGGCGTATTGTCCGCTTTGACCTGAAGTTTGTCGAAGCAGGAGAACTCTCTTACCCCACATCAGGTGCGGCGACGGCGCAGACGCTGATGTCATCCTGTTCTGCACTGGATGACTGCATCAGTGACAGCTTCAGCGGTTTCAGTATCGATGGTGTGGCGGATTTCGTGCAGAACGACGTTATCGGTAATGCCAGCATAATGCTGGGGTATGTTTCTAATGCGATGAAAGTGGTGGATTCTGCCGTATCGGATGCCGCCAGGCTGTTGCAGGGGGATATCTCGGTACTTCTGCCGCCGCCATCGTCAGGCAAAAATTTCGTTGAGCAGGTGCAGAAAATGTGGCGTACCGGGAAACGCCTTTATGGTAACGCCAGCGACCTGGTCACCATGATCAAAACGCTTTCCGGTGTCAGCCTCGGCAGCGATCTGCAACCGCGCGGCGTCTGGAAAACGGACAGTAAAACCACCGCCACGGCGACGCAGCAGCGTAACGTGGTTGCCAGCACCCTTCGTACGACCGCAATCAGCGAAGCGGCGTATGCCGTCACCCGATTGCCTGCGCCAACAACTTCCGCGGTGATGCAGAATTCCGCAGTGGGGCAGGCAACAACACCCGCGCAGAGCACTGGCTGGCCTTCCGTCACGCATCCGGCACTGAACAATGCACCGGCGGTGAAAAACACGGTTGACCTGCCGACGTGGGAAGAACTGACTGACATTCGCGACACACTGAATACGGCAATTGATAAGGAGTTGTCCCGTACAACCAGCGATGCGCTGTTTCTGGCGCTGCGCCGGGTGAAAGCAGATCTGAATGCGGATATCAACACGCGCCTTGAACAGTCTGCACGGATCATTCAGCGCACACCGGATGAGGTTTTACCCGCGCTGGTGCTGGCGGCGACCTGGTTTGATAACGCGGCGCGTGACGCGGACATTATCCGGCGTAATGCCATTACGCATCCCGGCTTTGTGCCGGTGATCCCTCTGAAGGTGCCAGTGCAATGAACGACAATGTCACGCTACGGGTAAATGGCCGGGAGTGGAATGGCTGGACATCGGTGCGCATCGGTGCCGGTATTGAACGGCTGGCGCGGGATTTCAGCGTGGAGATCACCCGCCAGTGGCCGGGTGATGAGGGTATCACCACGCTTCAGCCGCGCATTAAAAATGGTTCAAAAGTGGAAGTGCTGATTGGTGATGAGCTGGTGATCACCGGCTGGGTGGAGGCGACCCCCGTTCGTTACGATGCCCGTTCGGTCAGCACCGGTATTGCCGGACGTAGTCTGACTGCTGACCTGATTGACTGTGCAGCCGAACCGACACAGTTTAACGGACGATCGCTGGTACAGATTGCGCAGGCGCTTGCTGCGCCTTTCGGCATTGAGGTGGTGAACAGCAATGCGCCGTCGGGTGTTATTCCGGATGTCCAGCCTGATCACGGTGAAACGGTGATCGAGGTGATCAACAAAATACTCGGTCAGCAGCAGGCGCTGGCTTATGACGACCCGCACGGCAGGCTGGTGATTGGTGGTATTGGCTCAACGCGGGCACATACCGCGCTGGTACTTGGGGAAAACATCCTTTCCTGTGATACGGAGAAGAGTATCCGGGAGCGGTTTTCAGTTTACCAGGTGGCGGGGCAGCGTGCCGGAAACGACGATGATTTCGGTGAGGCCACCACCACCGCGCTGCGGGCCCGCACAGAGGATGCATTTATTGCCCGTTATCGTCCGATGTATATCAGGCAGACAGGGCAGGCTACGGGGGCAGGCTGTATTGCGCGTGCTGACTTTGAAGCCCGACAACGGGCGGCGCGGACGGATGAAACCACCTATGTGGTGCAGGGCTGGCGACAGGGTAACGGTACGCTGTGGCAGCCCAACCAGCGGGTGATTGTCTTCGATCCGGTCTGTGGTTTCGACAATACCGAACTGCTTGTCTCGGAAGTCACGTTTACTCAGGACCAGAATGGCACCCTGACGGAAATCCGTGTCGGCCCACCTGATGCTTATCTGCCTGAACCCGAAGCCCCCGGCGCGCGGAAAAAGAAAAAAGCCAGAGTACAGGAGGACCCGTTCTGATGAAGGCGATTGAAACCATACAGCGACAACTCCTCGGCCTGATTGGGCGGGCGGTGGTGAAAAGCATCAGTGCCGCCACGAAATGTCAGACCGTGGATGTGTCCCTGATTGCCGGTGAACCCAAAGCCGGGGTTGAACATCTTGAACCCTACGGTTTTACCGCAAGGGCAAACAGCGGTGCGGAAGCGGTGGTGTTGTTTCCGGATGGTGACCGTTCTCATGCGGTGGTTGTTACGGTGTCGGACCGGCGTTACCGCCTGAAAGGGCTGCAGACGGGTGAGGTGGCTGTCTATGACGATCAGGGGCAGTCCGTGACGCTGACCCGGGAGGGGATCGTGGTGGACGGTGCAGGTAAAACGATCACGTTTCGCAATGCACCTGAAGCACGTTTTGAAATGGACCTGGAAGTGACAGGACAGGTGAAAGACCTGTGCGACTCCGGCGGCACCACCATGTCAGCGATGCGGCTTGCCTATAACGGGCATCGTCACAGAGAGAACGGTCAGGGCAGTAACACCGACAAACCTGATAAAGCGATGGAGGCATGATGGAACTGTGGCTGACGGTGAACGGTAAACGCACCTGTGCCAGCGCACCGCTGGATCCGCTGACCCGCGCCGTGGTGATTTCCCTGTTTACCTGGCGGCGGGCGGAGCCTGATGACAACGCCGACGTCCCGATGGGATGGTGGGGGGATACCTGGCCTGCGGTACAGAATGACCGTTACGGCTCCCGACTGTGGCTGCTTCAGCGCTGCAAACTGACCAATCAGCTGGTGCAGACGGTAAGGGGGTATATCCGCGAATGCCTGCAATGGATGATTGATGACGGCGTGGTGTCCCGTATTGATCTGGATATCCGCCGCCCCGGGATTAATGAACTGGGTAACAGTATCACCCTCTGGCGTCGTGACGGACCGGTAATGATTTCTTTTGATGATCTGTGGAGTGCGATAACGCATGGCGGACAGTGAATTTCAGCGCCCGACGCTGGCAGAAAATATCAGTATGCTCCGTAACGATTTATTCGCCAGGCTGGACGTCAGCGACACGCTCCGGCGCATGGATGAAGACGTGCGGGCAAAGGTGTATGCGGCGGCGCTGCATACGGTTTACGGATACATCGATTATCTGGCAATGAACATGCTGCCTGACCTGTGCGATGAGTCCTGGCTGGCGCGACATGCTGCGATGAAACGGTGTCCGCGCAAGGGGGCCACGGCTGCCAGCGGGTATATGCGCTGGGAAGGTGTCAGCGATGGCCTGAAGGTGACCGCCGGGAGTGTTATTCAGCGCGATGACCTGGTTCAGTATACTGCAACTGCCGATGCAACCAGCTCCGGTGGTGTCCTGCGCGTGCCGATCGCCTGCTCAAATGCAGGCGCGGTCGGTAACGCTGACGACGGTACGGCATTAATCCTGGTCACGCCGGTGAATGGTCTGCCGTCTTCCGGCGTGGCAGATACCCTGACAGGCGGATTTGATACTGAAGAGCTGGAAACGTGGCGCGCCCGCGTCATTGAGCGGTATTACTGGACGCCTCAGGGCGGGGCTGACGGGGACTATGTCGTCTGGGCTAAAGAAGTGCCCGGCATTACCCGCGCATGGACATACCGTCACTGGATGGGAACGGGAACTGTCGGTGTGATGATTGCCAGCAGTGACCTGATTAATCCCATTCCGGAAGAATCAACGGAAACGGCAGCAAGACAACATATCGGGCCACTGGCCCCGGTGGCAGGCTCTGATTTGTATGTATTCAGGCCGGTGGCACATACGGTGGATTTTCATATCCGCGTGACGCCGGACACACCAGAAATACGGGCTGCCATTACCGCGGAGTTGCGTTCGTTCCTGCTGCGTGATGGTTATCCGCAGGGAGAACTGAAGGTATCGCGTATCAGTGAGGCGATTTCCGGTGCGAACGGGGAATACAGCCATCAGTTGCTTGCACCGGCGGACAATATCTCCATTGCAAAAAATGAACTGGCGGTTCTGGGGACGATTTCATGGACGTGACAAACGATGATTACATCCGTCTGTTGTCGGCACTGCTGCCGCCCGGTCCGGCGTGGTCAGCCAGCGATCCGGCGATTGCCGGTGCGGCACCTTCATTAACCCGCGTTCATCAGCGTGCGGATGCCCTGATGCGGGAGCTGGATCCGCGCACCACCACTGAACTGATAAACCGCTGGGAGCGTCTGTGCGGTCTGCCGGATGAATGTATTCCCGCAGGGACACAGACCCTTCGCCAGCGTCAGCAACGGCTGGATGCGAAGGTTAACCTGGCGGGCGGCATCAACGAGAATTTTTATCTTGCACAGCTTGCTGCCCTGGGCAGACCAGATGCCAACATCACGCGATACGACAAAAGCACGTTCACCTGCTCATCGGCCTGTACTGACGCGGTGAATGCGCCGGAATGGCGGTATTACTGGCAGGTCAACATGCCAGCCACCACCAACACCACCTGGATGACATGTGGCGATCCCTGTGATTCCGCACTGCGTATCTGGGGCGACACCGTTGTCGAGTGTGTGCTTAATAAACTCTGCCCGTCGCATACCTACGTAATTTTTAAATATCCGGAGTAATCCATGCATCGTATAGACACGAAAACCGCGCAGAAGGATAAGTTCGGCGCGGGTAAGAACGGTTTTACCCGTGGTAACCCCCAGACCGGCACTCCTGCCACCGATCTGGATGATGACTACTTTGACATGTTGCAGGAGGAACTTTGCATCGTGGTGGAGGCATCCGGTGCCAGCCTGGAGAAGGGGCGGCACGACCAGTTACTTACCGCACTTCGTGCGTTGCTGTTAAGCCGCAAGAATCCGTTTGGTGATATCAAATCGGACGGCACGGTGAAAACGGCTCTCGAAAACCTTGGTTTGGGAGAAGGCTCTGCATTACCTGTTGGTGTGCCTGTTCCATGGCCTTCAGCCACACCGCCAACAGGCTGGCTGAAATGCAACGGTGCGGCATTTTCTGCTGAAGAATACCCGGAACTGGCAAAGGCTTATCCAACAAATAAATTACCTGATTTACGCGGTGAGTTTATTCGTGGCTGGGATGACGGGCGCGGTATTGATGCAGGACGTGTTTTATTGAGTATTCAGGCCGGAATGCTGGAAAAGCACCGTCATCCTGTTGTCGCCAACGATGGGTATGACTCAAAAGAGGAATGGGAACTGGCGACAATCTTCAGAAGAGCATATACGCAAGGCAGGGGGCTTGATGCTGCCGCTGCCGGAGGGAGTCTGATCCCATCACCGACACTTCATTCACGAGGGAGTATCGGTAATACTGGCGGGAGTGAAACCCGTCCACGAAATATTGCATTTAACTATATCGTGAGGGCTGCATAATGGATAACGCCGTATTAAATAGCGAGCTTATTACCACGAAGGCGGGGAATATTACCGTCTATAACTATGATGGTGAGACGCGGGAATATATTTCTGCATCAACTGAATATCTTGCAGTGGGTGTCGGTATTCCAGCATATTCCTGTTTAGACGCTCCTGGTACATCTAAGGCTGGTTATACAATTTGCCGTTCTGTGGATTTAAAATCATGGGAATATGTGTCAGACCATCGCGGTGAAATCGTCTATAACACCGAAACGGGAGATGCCAAAGAAATCACAGCACTAGGCGACTATCCCGAAAATACAACCACTATCGCCCCGTTAACGCCATACGATAAATGGGATGGTGAAAAATGGTTGACAGATACTGAGGCACAACACGGTGCCGCAGTAGAAGCGGCAGAAGCACAGCGCCAGTCACTGATTGATGCAGCAATGGCTTCCATCAGTCTGATTCAACTGAAATTGCAGGCCGGACGTAAACTGACGCAGGCAGAAACAACCAGACTTAACGCTGTGCTGGATTACATTGACGCGGTGACGGCAACAGATACCAGCACCGCGCCGGATGTCATCTGGCCTGAACTGCCGGAGGCGCAGGCCATTCAATATCTGGCGCACTGGAGGAATCAACCAGTTCCAGTGCGTCCAGATAATCCAGCCACAAATTATATTGCGCCAGTTCATCATCTTTCAGACGACCAATAGCGGCTTTACCGGGCCATTGCTTACTGTTCATGTATTCGTTGGCTTGGTTAATTAGTAGCTGTCTTTCTGATTCAGTAATTTCAATAAGTTCTTCATGCGTGGGTGGAGGAATCTCTGCCCACGCAGGCAGCCCATCATCTCCGGCAATACGGATTTTTCCTTGTGGCAGTTCAGCCATAAACTCACTGATAATATTTTGATTTACTTCCTTAGCGTCTGATAAATCCCATCCCTCTGATTTATATTTATCAATCATATCCACAGGGAAAAAAGCATTATGCCTTGCGCTATAAACATATTCGTTCATATAAATCACCCTGAATAAAATTACTCACCAACAGCCCACCAACTGTAATTCATCGATACCGTGTCGCTGGTTGATGACGTTGGTTTGGGAGAAGCGGCAAAACGGGATGTAGGGACAGGGGAAAATCAGATACCGGACATGGCCTCTTTTGCCAGTGGTGATGGATGGATGAAATTACCCAACGGGAAAATCCTGCAATATGGTCGTGGTGCGGTTACGCCGACATTATCGACGCAAACAATGAGAATTACATTTAGCATCCCTTTCCCCAAAAAAGCGGACTGCGCCATGCTTACTCATTCTGGTGATGGCGGTGCGCCTTTAGGCGCTGGGCGAGGGTTCGTGATGACTGCAGAAGGCCCAACGTTAACCGGCTTTAATTCTGCTTACAGAACGTTTATGAAAATGCAGAAATAACGAGCAAATGGCATCATTCCTGCTTTTGTCAGGGGGATCTACCATGCTTATTGGCTATGTACGCGTATCAACAAATGACCAGAACACAGATCTACAACGTAATGCGCTGAACTGTGCAGGATGCGAGCTGATTTTTGAAGACAAGATAAGCGGTACAAAGTCCGAAAGGCCGGGACTGAAAAAACTGCTCAGGACATTATCGGCAGGTGACACGCTGGTGGTCTGGAAACTGGACCGGCTGGGGCGCAGTATGCGGCATCTTGTCGTGCTGGTGGAGGAGTTGCGCGAACGAGGCATCAACTTTCGTAGTCTGACGGATTCAATTGATACCAGTACCCCAATGGGGCGCTTTTTCTTTCATGTGATGGGGGCCCTGGCTGAAATGGAACGAGAACTGATTGTTGAACGAACAAAAGCTGGACTGGAAGCTGCTCGCGCACAGGGACGAATTGGTGGACGTCGTCCCAAACTTACACCAGAACAATGGGCACAAGCCGGACGATTAATTGCATCAGGAGTTCCGCGCCAGAAAGTTGCGATTATCTATGATGTTGGCGTATCGACTTTGTATCAGAGGTTTCCGGCAGGAGATAAATAAAGACACAGCTCGTCGAATTCAAGAACGTGTGAGCCAATCTCATGATGATTCATTATTTTCACATAGAGTCAATGACAAAAAACGGCTGCAAGGTAAACCACAACGATGGCTTTGTTAATTGATAGCGGTTTTGGTACTAAATGATACAAATTAAAATGAATATCCTAGTGAATTACAACAATTTCAGGAGGAAATAGTATGCCAAGAAAAACGCTAGAAAATTTGGTAAATGTTGCACGTCAGACTCAGGAAATAGCGGATAAGAGAAGCCGTTTTTTCGGGTATCTTGAACAGCATGGCTTGAAGAGGAATGAGGATAGTGCTCACCTTTTTGCTATGCATTTACGGTTGCAACACAATGAAAGAGATAATCTTGTCCATGAACTGATGTCCGGATTACATCATAAATAGTGCATCATTCGAGCAAGAATATTATAAGACAATAAACCAGCCAAAAACTGGCTGGTTGAACGTTAACTTTTTGAATTTAATCAATTAACTTTGGTGTATGTCTTGGTAAGTCTCATCCGTCAGAGCCAATTTCATGCAAATATCTTCGTTAAGACTGACAATATCTTCGATCAGTTTATTGATCTCGAAATCGTTAAGTTTTGATACTGTTGCTTGAACTCGCCCCTCATCGCCAGTGGCATCAAACTTAGTCAGTTCCTTACATAATTCATCGAACCTGCTTTGTAAGGCATTTGGAATATCATCGGCTGTTTTAAGATGCCCAAGGCTAAAAACATACGAATTAATCAAGCGTTCTTGAATACTTCCATGGCCCGCAAGAGTAAGTACTGCAGTATGAAATTTTTCATGTGCATACTTTAAGGACATATCTGGTCTCCGTGACTTATAACCTCAACCTACATAAATGGGGTTAAGTGATTATTCTGAAACAATAGTGTTGAACTGACCTATAGAAACAGCACCCTTTTCAATTACCTCTAAGTAACTGATTTTAATATGAGAGTTGTTTGACAAAGCGTCAACAATAGCTGTCAACTCATCTTGGGTGATAACATCAGCTGAAGCTTTGATTGTGAAGCATTCGTCATTAGAGACCCTAACAACGTTAATATTAATATCCTGATTTGTTGGCCCTGTTCTGGTTACACCTTTGATGGAAAATATATCAGTTCGTTCTTTACGTTCTCTATCTACAGATTGTCGGCTGTTGTAGGTATTTAGGTCTTGTCGTGTTAGTTTCTCATTTCCTAAAGTCACGGTTTCGACAGTAGGATCAGCAGCTAATTGCTTCACTAAAGCACTTTTACCTGCTTGTCCGTGACTAGTAACTTTATCGCTAATCGCTGATTTCCCATAGATTTTATAATCTAATGTTGCTTCTATGGCTTTGTTTATGCCATCGGATGTGGTTTTCGCAATTTCAACCTGCCGATCAGTTGCATGTCTTTCTGTTACGGCATTTTCTGAAATGTAGTGATAACCACATGTGCTGGCGCGCCAACCATTGTGATTATAACAAGCATTTTCTGCCAGCCGTTCAGTCCAGACATAGTATCTCGCAAAAAATCAGTTACTGCGTTGATGATCTTGTCAGTGGTGCCTTCCGCATCACTAGAACCTTCGCTAATTTTAAAATTTATATCAAGTCGTTGCTTGTCTTCATTAGTCAAGCGTTGAAGATTCTGCGATCCGTATCGTATGGTTGCAAACGCCCGCTGTATCTCCTCGTTGAGCATTGACATACCAAACAACATTGCTGATGTAATTGATGAATGATACCGCTCTCCTTTAACATTTATGTCTAAGGATGGCCAGCCTGCAAACTTTACGTTAGGGAAAATAAACTCTTTAGAATCAAGCCCCTCTCGGGCTTTCATTTCTTCCAGAAAGTTTAGAAAATCATCTTCACTACGGATCAGAAAATCAATCGAATCCACAGTAGCTTCCATATGAATATCCTTATTAAATTCTCATTCGGTTACTGTTTATTGTTGACTGATCAATAAAAAAGCCCGCAATTTGCGGGCTTCTTTCACACTTGAGAGCCGCGGCTCCTTTGCGTATCCTTTTTTGTCTCCTCACCGTCTGGTCGGTGTCCTGCTGAGACTGCTAACTTCCTGTTTTTGTTGGTGTTGTCCTTACACCGTCCAATCATGATTGGTGGAGCTGGCGGGAGTTGAACCCGCGTCCGAAATTCCTACATCCTCGGTACTACATGCTTAGTCAGTCTTTACATTCGCTTGCCAGCTGCGGACGGACACGCCACTAACAAACTAGCCTGATTAAGTTTTAACGCTTCAACCCCAGGCAGGGCTTCCACGCGATCTCTTTTGGGTTTGACCTCTCTTGATCCCCGTCCTAAGAGCGGAGGCTAGGGAGAGAGGGCTCTAAGCAGGTTATTAAGCTGCTAAAGCGTAGTTTTCGTCGTTTGCGACTATTTTTTGCGGCTTTTTACGAGGCCAACCGCCCCTCGGCATGCACCTTGGGTTTCGCAAATCCCGTCGAATCCAGAATCAGCCCCAATGTGTAACGGTAAGTATACCAGATTCATGAGTGCCATGACCAGCCTCAATGGCGTTATCGTTAAAGATTTAGCACCCATGTAGCCTGATTTTTATTCGATTAAGCAATGGGATGGCAACATTTGTGTCGGATGTGATAGCCAATAAGATGTGCATTCGCGCCGCCGGAGAGGGAGGCGCGGTGAGGAGCTGGTCAATAATTGCAGTGCAGGTTTAACGGTGGGCGTTTTTCATGATACGCGCTTTATCCACCTGCCATTCGCGTTCTTTGATATCTGAACGTTTATCATGCTGTTTCTTACCTTTGGCGACGCCGATTTTCACTTTGCACCAGGCATTTTTCCAGTACAGGGAGAGCGCCACTACGGTATAGCCTTCTCGATTGACGCGACCGTACAATGAGTCCAGTTCGCGCTGGTTGAGAAGTAACTTGCGGGTACGGGTAGGATCGCACACCACATGCGTGGAGGCCACGGCCATTGGCGTGATGTTAGCGCCAAACAGAAATGCCTCTCCGTCACGCAGAAGGACGTAGCTGTCGCTGATATTGGCTTTTCCTGCGCGCAGGGATTTAACCTCCCAGCCTTGCAGGGCAAGTCCCGCCTCGAACTCTTCTTCGATAAAGTATTCGTGACGGGCGCGCTTGTTAAGCGCGATGGTCGCTGAACCAGGTTTATGTGCTTTTTTCTTCGTCAT